GCGCGCTTAACGCTTGGCCCCGTGGCTGATTTCAGTTTGCCGCACCCTTGGTCAATTCGTAAAAGCGGCGATGCCCGCGGGGAGCTTGCCCGCAAGTTCCGAAAGCTTGGCCAGATTCTAGAAAAAGCAAAAAGTTACCAACCCCCGCTAGGCGTTCAAGATGCCGCCGCGCGCGGGCTAATGTTACGCGGCAAGCATAAGCGCGGCGGGACTGAGGTGGGTGTTGCGCGGGCTCGTGATCTTAAAAACGGGCGCCGCGTTTCAATTGATACAATCAAGCGCATGGTGAACTTCTTCACCCGCCACGCCAAAGACTTACAAGCACCGGCAAACAAAAACCCGAAAGATAAAGATTACCCCGGTGCGGGATTGGTGGCTCATTTGCTTTGGGGCGGCAACCCCGGCCGAAGGTGGGCCGAAAAGATATTGGCACAATATGAACGCGAGCAAGCCAAGAAATCGGTCACGGTATATAAGGCGGATAAGGCCAAGCGAATCGTGTATGGCGTGGTGCTAGATCCTTATATCGTGGACGCTCATGACGATTATCTATCCCCGGCCACCATTGAAGAAACGGCCCATCGATGGATGGCGGAAAGCCGCACAATTGGAATCGAGCACAACGGGCAAACCGCGGCGCAAGTTGTTGAAAGCTGGATCCACCCATACCCCACCCCGGAAGATTACACCGCGGCAATGGAAGGGGCGCCGCACGATGCAAAGAGGACCAAGTTTGGGTCTGATTTTATTCATTCGGGCTCATGGGTTTTGGGCGTAAAACTGAATCCGCAAGATTGGGAAAAAGTGCAATCGGGCGACCTAAATGCCTTTAGTATCGGGGGCTTTGGTACACGCGAACCAATGGAAGCAGGGCAGATGCCCGAGGTGAATTTTTTAGATAGTTGACGCGATCTCCATTTTGCGAGATTATTTCAACGGGTTGAGAATCTAACCCGCCAAGCCCGAGCCAGGGCAAAAACAACAAAACGAAGCGGAGCCGCCAATGGGCAAGAAGCGACGCATTACCGCGCTCAAAGACGTGAAGACTTTAGAAGTTTCACTCGTTGAGTCGGGCGCTAATCTTAAAACGCGATTTCCGGTTAGGAAATCAACGGGTGATAAAATGGATCAAATCCTAGTCGAAGTTTTGAAAGCTGAGGGGCAGAGCGACGCCGTTGCCAAGCTTGAAGAAATTCTTAAAGCCGAAATGCCTGAAGACGCAAAAAATGCGGTCATGGCTGCAATGAAACTTTTAGAAGCTTATTCAGACATGATGCCGGTGGGCGAAGCGCTTTCAGCTTTGCGATCTGCTTCCGGTGAAAAGCCAGAGCCAAAAGAGGCAATGGAAGAAGAAGCAGAAAAAGCCGAAGAAGAAGAAGCCAAAAAAGAAGAAGAAGAAGAGCAGAAAAAAATGGAAGAGGAAGAGCTGAAAAAATCTCTGGCCAGTCTTCCGAAATCCGCTCAAGCCGCAATCGATGCAATCTGGAAATCAAACCAAGCATTGGTCAACAAAAGCGAAAAACTAGAGAAAGAGCTAGGCGTAGAAATCGCAAAACGCAGCCGCCGCGAATACCTAGCAAAAGCAGAAACAACACTTTGCAACATCCCCGGCCACACATTGGATCAAGTTGTTGATCTCATGATTGACGTAAAGGCGCGGGATGAAAGCTTGGGCGCACGAGTTGAGAAAGCTTTGGAAGCGGCAAGCGCCGCTCTTCAGGGCGGCCCTTTGCTTGTCGAGGCTGGACGCAATGTTCCCGAAATGGGAGCCGGTGATCCTTGGTCTAAGATTCAAGCAATTGCAAAGTCTGAAGTTGAAACAAGCGGCGGAAAACTAACAATGCCCGCGGCAATCGCGAAAGCAATTCAAACAAACCCCGCGCTTTATGCTGAATACAACGCAGAGCGCGAAAGCAACGGAGGGCGCTCATAATGGCGTTTGAACAATCCAAAACAATCATCACCCTAGAAGCGGCCGCCGATCTATCCGCGAAGCAATATTATTTCGTGTCCGTTGATACCGATGGAAAAGCGGCACTTACTGGAGACGATGGCAACCCTATCGGCGTACTTCAGAACAAGCCAACCGCGGGCCAAGCGGCTTCGATTTGTGTTTACGGTGTTACCAAGCTGTACATCGGAACCGAGTCAGGGCTTGGCGCCGGTTACAACGTTGGTTGTGATGCCAACTCAGCGGGCAAAGTTTCAGACAGCGGCTCTTATCGGCTTGGCGTTTCCTTGGAAGATCCAACCGCAAACGGCGATGTCGTTTCAATCCTTTTCCAGAAAAACGGCCAACAGTAATTCGCATTTTGCGAATAGGAGATTAAATCTATGCCATTAACTAGATCTGAAGTACATGTTGATCAAGCGCTCTCGAACTTGTCCATTGCGTATGCGCAAGAGCAAGAGCGTTTTGTATCAACCAAAATTTTCCCGTCTTTGAACGTCAACCACATGAGCGATCGCTTCCATATCTTTGATAAGGCGAACTATCTTCGCAGCAACGCGGATTTACGCGCTCCCGGTTCACCAACTAAGGGCGCAAACTACACGCTTTCAACGGATACTTATTCTTGCAAAGAATACGGAATCCACATGAACATTGACGACACGGTAAACGCGAACGCGGACGCCGGGTTGGATATCATGGCGAGCACAACCCGGTACATTACCGAGCAGTTGCTTCTCAAGCGTGATCAAGTTTTCGCGGCTACTTGTTTCAAGACCGGCGTCTGGACTGGTTCTTCAACCGGTACTGATATCGGGGTTGGATCAGGCATCACCACCGCATGGAGCGCGGCGGGTGGAACACCGATTAAAGATATTCAAACGCAGCAAGACGCGGTTGAAAGCAAAACGGGACGGCGCCCCAATACGCTTCTATTGGGCTCCGATGTTTACACGGCCCTCCGTGATTCAGACGATCTCTTGGATCGAGTGAAGTTCAGCGAGCGCGGCGTTCTTACCACTGACTTGATGGCGGCATTGTTCGACGTTGAGCGGGTTATGGTAGCGGCGCCAATCGTGAACACTGCACACGAAAACGCAACGGCAACTTATGGCCGCGTTTTCGATCCTGATGATGCTTTGCTTTGCTACGTGCCAAGCGCGGCGGGTCTTATGACTCCAAGCGCGGGTTACATGTTTAGCTTTACCGGCGTAAGCGGTGCTTACCAGTTTGAAGGTCTTCGCACATTGCGCTACCGTCAAGATGCATTCCATAGCGAGCGCATTGAAGCGATGGCCGCGTTTGACTTCAAGGTAACCGGTGCTGATCTTGGCGTATTCTTCAATGAGTGCGTGGCTTAATGTTTTTCCCGATTCGGGACATTGAGGTGGAAGGCGGCCAGCTCATAAAAGCGTGGACGCCTTGCCCCAATGCTCCCAAATGGGGAAGCTTTAAACGTATGGTTACGGCGGGAACTTTAGTTGAAGTTCCCGACCGTTTACTTGCGGATCAAGGCAAACCAAAAAGCAAAGCAAGGGGGAGGCCCCGGAAGCGGATTGAAAAATGAGCTGGTCCTATAGCGATAGCCTTTCAACGGATCGAGATAAACTCAGGTTCAAGATCGGTGATGTTGATACGAATGATCAGCTTTGCTCAAACGAGCTTCTTGATGCTTTGCTTACGGAACGGGGTGATCCCGTGTTGGCGGCCATTGCAGCCGTCGAGGGTATTCTTGCGAAGTTTGCCCGCGAAATTGACCGCGCCGCTTTAGGGCTTGGCGGTTCACGTTCACAAAAAACGCAATTCTATAGGGACTTACTTAAAGAGCTAAGGGCGGAAGCCGCGCGCTCAAGCACCGGAATATTTTTCGGCGGCGGTTCCAGATCCGAAAAAGAAACAATCTTGGGCGATAGCGATAACACCGAGACACCCTTCAGGGTGGACCAGTTTAAAAACAACGGGTGAAGCTATGGCGCAAAACTTCAAAATTGATATTGATGAAAACGTTTCAGAGTTCGCCAAAAAGTTCGTGGAAAAGATGGGGCCTCAACTTGCCCAAAACTTGATGCTTGCAGGCGAAGAGCTACGGGCTGAAATATCTTTAAGCACGGTCAAAAATTTAAAGAAAAACCCAAAAGGGCGCCTTCTTCAAAGCTGGACCGTTGGCCCGTTAAAAGTTGGCGATAACTCTTACGGCGTGGATGTATTCAGCCGCGTTCCTTATGCGGCCATTCATGAGACGGGCGGCGTTATTCGGCCAAAGCGCGTCAAGGCTCTGGCCATTCCCAACCGGCGATTTACAAAGATAATCAAAAACGGCGTGGCCATTGCTCCAAGGGATTACGACCCCGGAAGAACTAAGCTAGAATTTGCCCCGGCCTTGAACCCCGGAAGGTTGCGCGGTTATTTGTTAGACGCTGAATCAGATTTACCTTTTGTTCAACGGATAGCTTATTACCTGTTTGCCAACGTTAGAATAAAGCCCACGGGCTACCTCACCGAAGCGCTAAAGAACGCCATTCCGGGAATGCTGGAAATCGTTGGCGGTTCGGTTGTTACCGCGATGGGTAGGACTAAATAAAATGGGAACGCCAAAGCGAAAGCTTATACTCGAAAACCTTCAATCAACTTTCGCAGGAATAACCACCGGCAACGGTTACAAGACAAGCGTCCAGACGGTTGAAGCTTTGGCGCGTGGTTATTTTGATGTGAAGACGGGCGAGCGGCCTTTTATTGGTTACGTTCCCGGCGGTGAAACCGTGCAACATCAGCCCGGCGGTAATATGTATTGCACTATGAGCCTCGCGGTGATTGGGCATGTTTCGGGCGATACGTTAAGCGACCGGCAAACCAAGCTTAATAATCTAATCGATGATATTGTGGCGGTGTTGAACGTGGACACCACGCGCGGCGCCAACGCCATAAGCACCACCGTCGTATCGTTTGAAACGGATGAAGGCGACCCGGATGCGGCGGGTGATGGTTCGGTTTTAATGCAAACCGCAATAAAGTATATAAGAACAATCAGCTCAAGTTAGGCGGGGAATATGTTGATCAAATATGTGGGCGAGGCGCCGATAAGGCACGGGGCGCGGCTTGTGAAATCAGGCGAAGAAATTGAAACGACCGAAACAGAAGGGAACGCCTTGATCGCTTCCCGCTTGTTTGAAGAAACAAAAAAGAAAACAGCAAAGGCAAAGAAGGCGAGCAAAGCCGAAGAGCCGCAAGCTGAAAAAATTGAAGGAGCTGAATGATGGGCGCATTAACTGATCACGCCTTGGGGCGTAACCTTAAGTTTTTCGTTGTGAAAGAAGATGCCGCCTATCCGGGCGGAAGGTATGGAGAAGGAACAGACCAAAAAGCCGTCGCGGGAGCAAATGCCGCGAAAGTGCTGGCTACTTCTTTCGAGTTCACGGTAACCCGAAATGATAGAATGGATTCGCGCACGACGCGCGCATTGCTTGAAAGAATCACGGGGAAACAGGATATCACCTGGAGCTGTGAAAGCTATTTATTACCCAAGGGAAGTACAACGGCGCCAGATATTGATCCATTGATCGAGGCGGCTATGGGTGGCGCTTTTGGTGCCAGCACATCAAACACTTATAAAGTAAGCGACACCAATGCCCTTCCGACCGTACGCATGGCGCGCACGGCCAACGGTGTTTTTCGCGAGGATTTATTTGGTTGCTACGTTGAAGAAATGGGAATTTCTGCAAGCGGCGGCGATGAACCCCGCATCACCTTTAGCGGTGGCGCGTTCAACTATGCACTGACCGGCACCGGGAAAACCCACGCATCCACCTCCGTAACATCTACATCAATCCCCCTTGTAACCGGCGACGGCGTCAACTTTATGGTGGGATCTTGCATTGATATCAACACGGGGTCGGCCGTTGTAACAGCCAAAACCGCGGCGGACACGCTTACGGTTACAAGCGGAACTTATACCAACAACGAAACAATCACGCCGGAAGACTACACGGAATCAGTCGGCGGGGAACCTGTAACCGGAATCGCGGGAAGTTTAACCCTTGGCGGTGTTGCGCTTCCGATTACTTCGTTTGATGTAACTGTTACCAATGGGATCAAGCCTCTGGCCGATGAAGCGTTTGAAAAAGGCACGAGCGATTTTGTGGCGGGCTTTCGTTCCGTTAAGGGCAACATTTCAGTAAGGGCGCGAAAAGATTTCATCAAAACACTCGCGCAACGCTACGTCCAAACAGCGGCAACGGCGGATCCAACTTTTTCCGAAGTGGCCATCGTGGTAACCATGGGTGGGACGGCAAGTAAAAAAGTTGTGGTTACAATAGCAAAAGCCGAGCTTGATTTTGCAGCGATTGAAGTGCCGGAAGCAGAAGAGGCGGTCTTAAGCTTGCCGTTTACGGCGTTGGGTACGGATTCAAATAGCACCGATGAAATCACGTTGGCTTGGAACCAATCATAAAAAACTAAACAAAAGGAAATCAAATGAGCGAACATTTTGAAACGCGGGACTATGTCCCGGAGTGGAACAACAACCGAAACAAGCCGGAGCCAGGCCAAATCGTGGCCGAGCTTGCACCCATGACGGGCGGGGAACTTCGCGCGGCTCAACGTTCAAGCGTTGGGCGTGATGGAAAAATGAGCTTGAAAGCGGCTGAAAAAGCCATCGAAAGCATTATCAAAAAGCGCGTGATCGGGCTTGAGAACTGTTTCGATATTCTTGATCATCCAATTCAAAACGGTGCGGAACTTTGGGAACGCGGCGAGCAAAAGTTGATCGATGAAATGTATTCAGCAATAACCGAAATCAGCACGTTGTCGGAGGGGGCGCGAAAAAAATAGAACTGGCCGCTCGGTTTTTTTCGAGCGGCCATTCTTCGCTGAGTTGGGGGTGTTCACTTTGCAGGGGGCCAAAGTTTGAAGACCAAGATCATAAGCGGGAGGCTAGAAACTGCGATCAGGTGAATCATGAGAATATTGGCTTCGATTTTTCCCCCGGCTTAAGGCGTTGCCCTTGGTCGCAAATGGATGCCGAAACCATGATGATGGTTGCTTGGTTTACGGATTGGCGTGATTTTAAGATCTTGCCATATGGAACCGGGGGGCTTTTTAGCGAGCCCGCTTATGTTTACGAAGTGGTACAGCACGCGAGCACGGTGATAAATGAGATAGAAGCCGAGCGAGCGAAGAAGCAAAGAAAAGAGCTTGAACGCAAAATGAAGAAGGGGCGCGGCCGTGGCTGAATTTGAAGAAGGCGTAAAATTTAAGGTTACCGCCGAAGACCAAGCGAGCGAAACCTTAGAGGACGTCGGCAAGAATGCAAAGAAAAGCACCTCCGCCGTCAAGCGCTTCGCTTCCGGTGCGGCTTCTGCTTTTTCTAAAATAGGCGCGGCGACGGTTGTATTGAATCAGGCGTCGGAGTTGTTCTTAAAGTTTCGCGATATGGGAACGGCCGCTATTGAAATGACGCGCGAGTTCGTTGGCGCGAATGATCCCCTTATGAAATCGTTTCAAGAATCTTCTAACTCGGTTAGGCGGTTGGGTGCTCAAGTTGGGGTTGTTCTTATAAAGGCCCTTAATGCGGTGGTGAAAGCCGCCGGGCCGGTTATTCAATCAATGTCCAGATTCTTGCAGGCGAACCAGAATCTTATCGGATCGAAGATTGTTGAATACTTTGAAACCTTCGCGACCGGTACATTGGTGGCGGTTGGCAAAAGCATAACGCTCGTGAGCAAAATTACGAGCGGGTGGGCTATGATATGGCCAACAATCAAAACCGGGGTCAATTCGTTTTTTGCTGGTTTGTTTCAGGGCTTAACCAAGGCCCGAGATCGCTTTGCTAATTTCTTGGAAGACTTGGGCGCCGATGGCTTGGCGGGCCGCGTGCGGGAGGCGGCTGATAGTTCGCGCCTTATGGGGCAAATATTCCAAGAATCAGCCGACACAAGCGCGGCCGCGGTTCATAAAATTATAGACGAACAGACTGAGCTTGAAGTTAAGATCGAGCAAATGGGGCAAGCCGCTAACCGTGCGATCAAACACGTAGCAACTGAGGCCCAAAAGGCCTTCAACGGCGAAACCGTGATTGGCAACATAAACCTGGAGCAGCGCAACCAAATCCTGGAAGAAACAAAAGCAAGGGAAGAAGCGCTCGCCGAACAAAAGAAGCTCGCAGCGGAAGCCGCCAAGAAATTCGCAGAAGAACAGAAGGCCCAAGCAGACCAAGAAAAGGCACGGATTGAATCTTTGGCGAGCGAATACGGGGCGCTCGGTTCTTCAATTGGCGGCGCGTTTATGTCCGGCTATGGTGCGGCCGAAGAAGGCCAAGACGCCGTCGCCGAAGGTTTTAAGGCAATGACGGGCCAGATTATCGATTCAGCGCTTGAGGCCATGCAGAAGTTTATCACAATTAAAGCGGCCGAAGGTGCGGCAAACGCCGCGGCCGGTGCCGGTATTGGTGGGCCTATCATTGCCGCAATTGCAGCGGCGGCGATGTTTTCACTTATTCGCGGGTTTATTCAGATGGGTTTCCAAGGCATGGCCCGCGGGGGTATGGTTGAGGGCGGCGTTCCGGGGCATGATTCGGTCCCAATTATGGCCCAAGCCGGGGAAATGGTTTTGAGCCGTGATCAAGTTGATAGAATGCGGCAAGATGGCAACATGGGCGGAAGCACGGTGAACATTGAACTCAATTCAAGGATGCCAGCTAATAAAGCGGAGCTTAAGAAGTTCGTTCGCCAAAACATTGTCCCGGCCATGAAAGATTTGAAAGTTCAGGGGATGCTCTAAATGGCTTATTCGGCGGCAAACTTAACAACGGCTGAAACAGCGGGCTTTGATGCTGATAAGCCGATGCTCGTTGTTCAAAGCGCAAGCACCCCAAGCGATGCCCACTGGAATTTTCAAGGGGACCACACCACAACGGATAAAACGGCCGCGGATAAACCTGCAACCCGCGCCCATGATAGCTTTGGGAGCTTAATCACCGAACCCACAAACCTAACGGCAAACATTACCGGCGCCACACAAGCAAACCCTTGCGTTATTACTTCAAACGGGCACGGGTTGGTAAACGGTGACATCGTACACCTCAACGGCTTTTCGGGTGGTATGACGGATCTTAACGATTTACAGTTTGAAGTTGCCGGAAAAACCACCAACACTTTCCAACTAAGCGGCATCAATTCGACGGGGTACAGCGCTTATTCAAGCGGCGGAAAGTTTACGACGGTAAAATTCTATAACTTTTATTTTTCCCCCTCAATAAGCTTCGACACTCTGGCCATTACTGGCCACAACCTAAACTCGCTAGGCGCCATAAGTGTATCGCTAGAAATAGCCGACTCGAACACTTACGGATCTAACCTTAAGGAAATCGCAAAATATACCGTTTCGGGTTCAACTGATAACCGGATATTGATCACCAACCTAAACAGCGCGGGCGGCTCTAATACCTACAGCTCAAGCGGCACCGCTCAACGTTATTCAAGCGTGGTCTATGCCCGCTTAAAAATTATCCACGCCACCACGGCCGTCCCGCAAATTGGGGAAATTTTCCTTGGCACCCGTTACCAGTTGCAAAGAAACCCGGATATCCCTTGGAACAATAAAAACGAGTTTTCAAGCGTGACCGATTTCACCGCATTAACGGGAATCGTCAAAAGGTACGTGGCTTATAGGGGGCAAGCTGTAAGAAACTTCAGGGCCTCAATAGCAGCAAGCGCCGAGATCACTGTTATTGATAACTGGTTCAACGCTATAAACGAAGGGACCAAGCCGTTTTTGTATATTGAAACGCCATCAAGCGCGGCCGATGCCCGGATCATGATTTTGGATGATGCCGCTTTGCGCTTCCCTTTGGTTGGGCCTTCCGAGCGTGTTCTAGAGTTTAGCATGACGGAACAGCCGCCCTATTTATCGGTGGAATCATAATGGCCATCACCCTATCGGATGAATTCAAGGAGCGCATGGGCCGGGCAAACCCCGAGCCGGTTGTACAGGTAGCGATCCAAACCGTGGCGCCGAGTGCTTTTTCTTTTTATGTTCACAACGGTTACAACGGGGTGGATAGTACAATCGAGGGCGACCCCGTATTGCTATCAGTTACCAACGTAAGCAACTCGCTCGACGCCGTAACACGCAAAAACCAAATCAGCTCGATTCAGTTTGAAGTTATTGATGACGGGTTTATTCGATCATTAGCTACAAGTTACAAGTTTTTCAACGCTTACGTCGTGGTGAGGCTTGGCGCGGCGGATATGATTACGACCGATTGGTGCCCTGTTTTCTTTGGGCGTATTTCCCGCACTTGGTCCGAACGCGGGGCCATAACTTTCGAGGCTACCGATTACGAAGATTTCACGCTAAACCAAACAAACTTTCGAACCTACTTCAACAAGCACCCGCTTGAGGTATTGCTTCAAAGCTTGCAAGACGCAGGCATACCTTCGGCCCGGATTGATTCCACGAGCTTTGCGTTTGATTCTGTTTCAACTTCAAGCCATTACGTGTTTTCATCGTACACCGGCAAAATATACGGGGAACCAGAAAAAGAAATCTATGATCCTAACCATATGCGAAATGAAGATTTTAGCGACGATATATATTTGGACGGAAAACACACCAACTTAGCACCGGGAACAATTAACACCGGAAGCATGGGCATATCTTCCACCACGCTTTTGGTTGTTCGAACTGATAAGTTTTTATCCGAATACCTTGAAATGACGCGCAGTGTTTTGCGGGCCGATGTTGCAAACGCCAAACTTAAAATGGTGAAGCCCTTAAAAACTGATTCAGTAACCAAGCACTTTACAACGGACGAATATACCGATTTTGAAATGGACAACAATACGGTAATTTTCAACCGTGTAGTTATTCGGATAGGTGTTGGCGAGGGCGCTTTTGAACTTCGTTTCAAAGATACCAATTCGGTCAATGCATTTGGCGAACACGAATATAGCACCGAAACGGCTTATTTTTCAGCGGCCAGCGAAATCAAAGAAGAAGATTACAACGTGTTCGCCGGTTCTTCTTTTACTGCAATCCAGGCGCGAAGCGTTGGAATTAACGGCTTTTGCGGAACCCGAAACTTACACGCCGGAAGCCAGGTGGCAGCGGATCAAATCACAGCAGATAGGCCGTCTTTTTATTCCTTTATCAGTGGGCTCCTTAAGTCCGAAAGTGCAATCACCGAACCTAATTCAAGCATGACCTCTTTATCGTGGGCGTTTGATGAATTTGGCTCCAATGATACAATGTACGAAGGGCTCGGAAAGATTCAGGTGAACGGTCTTAGTTATGTAACCGGTTCATCATCAACAAATAACGAGGGCTACTTGTGGCACGATGTAACCGTTCCGCATATTTTTGCGAACGATTTGCTTGATCGCTTTAGCAACGGCGCCCCTAAAATAAAATTTACAGCGGGCCTCGACAACATACACCTGGAGCTTGGCGATTTAATTTCAATCGATAACGATTGGTTCTTATATTCCGAGCTTTCGCTTGATGGCCTTGATTCGACGGTAAAGTTTGAAATTACCAAAAAAGAGGTAAGCTTAACCGGTTCTTTTATCGGCGTAAATTATGAAGCGGTTTACATAACCAAAGATAGCCCGCCGTCAATCGATGTTGATTTCATACCGCCGCTTGATGTGATTTTGGCGCCCATTCGGAAAAAGAATTTAATTCAAAGCTTTACCGAAATGCCCAACCAAAACACCCTTGAATCGGGTTGCTCAGTGGAGGCAACTTCGGGGCTCGCTTACCAAATCAAGCCGGGCAAAATGCTCGCGGGTGGTTTTGGGGCGCTTTTGCAAAATGCGACAACCTTTACAGCAACGGCAAATAAGCACACGTACGTCGGAATTGATTCGGTTAGCGGGAACATCCTGATCAATGAAGTGGCAACATCAGCGGATGAACCGGAATTGGCACCGGGCGAAATTAGAATTGGCAAAGTTATAAGCGGCGCCAGCAGTGTTTCGTCCGTTGTTGACTTGCGGCAATTTGGGGCCATTTCTTCCAAGCAACTTAACCGGGAAATGATAGCCCCATCGGGCGGCTTGCTATGGAATGGCGGTTTTGAAGACTGGCCGGATGCCGGGGGTATGCCCATCGGGTGGGAAGAAGACGGCGATGGTGTTGTGGGCACGGATACGAAGCGCGAGCCGAGCGTAGTTCATGGCGGTCGTTATGCCTTGAAAATGCTAAATACCAGTGTTTCGGTTGGTTTTCTGAGCGATTACATAAGGATAGATAATACCACGCCTTACAGGGTTTCGATTTGGGCGCGGCAAACGGGTAACCTAGCAATGCGGGCCGACATTTTCTGGTATCAAGCCGATAAGACGGCCGCTTCAACTTCTTCGTCCTCAATTACTAACGCCCAATGCGCCGCCAATAACACGTGGGAGCAAAGAACCACCATTGTAACGCCGGGATCCGACGTGGCTTATGCCAAGATTAAGCTTACGCGCCCCACAAGCCCCGGCGTGGACTGTTATTGGGATGATGTAACCCTACGCCCCGAGGCGCCGAGTTTTCGCGCTAGGGCGCCATCAGCGGGCGGCGGCACAAGTATAACGAAAGACGCCGACACGGATTTAATCTTTGGCACTGATATCCACGATTACGGGGCGGTACACGATACATCGAATGGGCGTTTTACCGCGCCCACCAACGGCGTATATGAAATAAATTTGACGGTTCAGGTTACATGCACCGGCGGCGAGGCTTCTATGATTGCGGGCTACCTTTACAAGAATGGCTCAAAATTCGCGGTGGCCTTGGGTGGGCTTCACAGCGCGGGCGCTTTTTCGGCATCGGTTACGGTTTCAAGCGGGCCAGTCGAATTGGAGGCGGGTGATTACATCACGCCGGGGATCCATGTGGGTAACCGAAACGCAACGCTTGCCGCCGATCCTGATGATAGTTATTTCAGCGGCCGAAAAGTGACGTAAAAACAGGCGCCCACTTTACCCAAGGGGCGCCGGGAGCGGGCGGTTATTTTTTGATTTCCTTTTACCGCTCGCTCCGCTAAAATTTAAGGGTTGCGAGGCAATGAGCAGCCGCCGCAACTTTGAACCCGTACGGGAGGAAAATGACTCATGGCAACACGCGGAACCACCGAAACATCTAAAGCATATACCACAAGCGCCACAACTATTTTGGAGTTTGAATGCGGGCACACAAGCAAGCGCGGCGTCGTTTTCTTTTTGTACCCAAGCACCGCCGGGACGGCGACGTTCAGTTATATTGAGCCAAGCGGCACCGCTCGCACCATGCAGACAACGGCGTGCGCGGCGAACGATTTGACCACGGTAACTTTTAATTTTCCAATCTCAAAAGTGCGACTGGCCTACCAAGGCACAAGCAGCGGCGGAACAATTAACGCAGAAGGGCGGGGTCACTAATGCCTAAAATAGTACAGTACAATTTGCCGCCGGGTGGGACCGTAACGCAACTCGCCGACGGGCAAAGCGCGGCTTTGGAAATAGAAGGCTCGGATGGTAAGGACTATCTGATTATAAATACAGTCGACGGCAGCGAGCAAATGGAAATCGGCTCGGGCTCCGGAACCAGCGATGTTTGCAAAGTTTCAATCGGTTCAAATCCAGGAACCGTCGGCGAAATTTTTCGAGTCCGACAAAGTTATACAGCCGACTCGCTGGCGCTTATTGAAAACACGGGAGCGGGAGATGCCTTGCATCTTGCGAGCGGGACCGACTCCGGGAGCGTTAAGGTCCTAAAGGTTAATAATGGCAGCGGCGAGGTTTTCTCGATTGCGGCCGATGGCTCCATGGCTCATTCTGGGACTCTCGTAATTACGGAAGGAACCGCATCCGGAAACATTGGGCAGGTTCAAACCAACGCGGATGCCCTTGTTATTGACTCGAACGGTGATACAGGCATAACAATTCTCACGGATGGAAACGACAACGGTTACCTGTCGTTTGTCGGTGATAATAACGCTGACAAGTGCGGCGTTAGAGCGGTTGCGAGCACTACAACTGTAAATAAATTGACGCTGTTTACCAATGGCCAAGACAGAATCAGAATTGATTCAACCGGGCAGGTTGGAATTGGTTCTAATTCCCCACAGCACAAGTTCCAAGTTCAAGATGGAGACGCAGCGGTAGTTACTAATTCAAACGACACCGCAGCCAAAAGCCTAGTATTTACCAAGTCCCGAAATGCGACAGACGGCGACGCAACCATCGTGCAAGACAATGATGTACTTGGTCGCATCGATTGGTACGGAGCCGATGCCTCCTCCGGTGATACGGCCGATAATAAAACAATTGCTGCCTCGATTTATTCGCAAGTCGATGGAACGCCCGGTCATGAAGATATGCCGGGCTCAATAAGAATGGCGACCACAGCTGATGACGCTGCAACTTTAAGTGATAGATTTGTTATCCGTCGAAACGGGAATATTGGTCTAGGGGATACAGAGCCCAACTATCGCGCTGTTATTGGTGGCGGTTTATCGACTCCTATTTTGTACGCTTACAACAGCAACACCTCAGCCATGAGCAACGCAATCACCTCCATCCCAAACGGTGCGGCGGGGGCGGTTTTTGATCATAGGGTTTCTGATTCCATTTATTGTATGAACACCACATCAACAAACGCCGCCGATGGACGCGGCACGGGCATCGCTTTTTTCGGTCGTAAATTTGTTGATGGCGGCTCGGATGAATACACAATGCAGGGCGCTCTACGAGTAAAGCACGAAGGTTCGGCAGTTGACCAAAAAGGTTATATGGCCTTCTATACCAATGACGGAACCGACGATCGAGTGCCAACAGAGCGGATGCGTATTGCCAGCGATGGCAAGGTTGGGGTAAATTGCACTAATTCAGGGTATCAACTTGAAGTGCGCGGCGCGTCAACTCATAGTGACATTATCGCGTGGTCAAATACCGGCGGCGCTTTAGCTGGCCGACTTGAATCTTATGATAATGAAGCGGGTTGTGTTCGGGTTTACGGCGCAAATAAAGCAGGAACCGCAAATCAAAGCCAGCACGTTCTAAATGCTCGCGACGGCTCCAATGGTGAAGTCTCGTTTAACGTAAACAAGCACAATTGCGATTTTAGGTACTCGTCCGAAAATGAAACGGACATGTTTTTTATTGATGCGAGCGCTGGCAAGATAGGAATCAACGAAAGCGCTCCGGATGCCCTTATTAGCACCAAGGGGACACTCACAACGCAGTTAAGCGGAACGGTAACAGCAACTAACGGTTCAACGACTATCGAGGGAAGCGGGACCGATTTCAAGGCCGAGCTTGAATGGGGCTCCTCAATTAAAATTCTTTCAGAAATTTTTACCGTTGTTTCAATTACGGACGACGATACCCTTACCATAGACAGCGCTTACGCTGGCTCGACGGCGGGGAGTCTTGCTGCATTTACAGATCCGCCAGCGTTTAACTTTAGAACGGGCGACGATAAAACGCTGTTTAAGGTTTTAAGCACTCAGAGTTTTCATCTCGGCGCCGATGACGATAACGGTCTTAAATTGGGAAATACTATTTTTCCAAACGACGACAACGTTCAAAAAGAAAATACTGGTTATGGTGTTAAAATAGGAGCTAATACAACAGGGACCGCAAACGTTCTTTTTGGTCAATCGGTTATGGCAAACACCGGAGCATCGGATAGTAACGTTTGTTTTGGTCGTATGATTATGACCAGCGGCGGCGAGTCCGATAATAATACAATTATGGGCAGCGCCGCAGGGACGCCAATCAGCGGCGGCAACGACAATAGTCTATTCGGTTTCCAGGCCGGAAATTCCATAACATCGGGAGACCAAAACGTGAGCCTAGGCAGTGGCAGTGATTGCGCGGCTACTGCGGGTAATCAAATTGCTATAGGTTACGGAAGCGTGACCGATGGGGCTAACAAGATTAGGCTCGGCAACTCTTCAATTGCAACTTGTAACATTCAAGTAGACTGGACTGTGGATTCGGATGAACGCATTAAGGAAAACATTCAAGATGCCGACGCAGGTTTAGACTTTATCAACGCCCTTCGTCCTGTTAGCTTTACTCGAAAACATCCCGCTGAATGGCCAGAGGAAATCAGGGAAAGGCGATACAAGCAGGGCGCGAAAAAAATAGACTCGAATGGTGTTGAAACATTTGTTTCAAGCTCAACTTTTGATGTTGACACCCAGCAACCGATTAAGGATGAGTTTGATAGTACGAGCCGAGTTGATGGGTTGATTGCTCAAGAAGTCAAGGATGCCGTTGAATCCCTAGGTGTGGCCTTTCACGGTGTTGATGAGGCTGAAAACGGAAAGATGGGCATTCAATATGCAACACTTGTTGTACCTTTAATTAAAGCCGTGCAGACTTTATCTGCCAAGGTAAAAGCTCTCGAAGAGCAAGGAAATTAAAATGAAGAAAACAGTTCGAAGTGTAACAATTCAAATTCAAAAGATATTTGTTGGTGTCGGGCAACCCGTTACAACTGATATTAAAGTTGATTTACTGACTGATATTCCAGGTTATGAACAAGTGGTGGAAACACACTCAAACTTGGTTGACACTGATGCAATTATTGCACAAGCCGTCGCAGCTTTGCCCGATGCCCTTGGTCATGATGGAGCGTTTGAGGTTGAGATTGCTCCAGAACCTGAAGTGATTCCAGCTCCAGAACCTTCAGAGCCGCCGCTTTCATCGGAAGAGCTGGCAGGCTAAAATGGAAAGCGGCATGATTGAAGCGGGCGCGGTGTTTGCGGCTCTTCTTGCAGCGCTGCGCGTGATTGAGAAATTGGTCGATAAGAAGATGGGGAACGGTGCGCGGCCGGTCCAAGTTGATTTTCACCAATCCGAAATCGCAAATCAAATGGGCCAGATGGTTGAATGCTTAAGCGCTACGACGCAAACGCTTGAACGGATCAATGATAAGATTGACGACGTACACACCAAATCAACCAAAGTGGAAACACTCGCGGAAAACATGAACCGAATAACAACTGAAACCGGGGCGAATGTTTTCAAGTTGCTGGAAGATGTAAGGCTTAAAGAAGCTGAAGAGCGCGGAAGGGCGCAAGCTTTAGCGGTAAACAGGGGGGAGTCCTAAAATGGGAAAAGCAGGATTGAAGAGCAGTGAGCTATGGTTTAGCGTGGCCGCATTTATCGCGGGCGCCCTACTAACCGCCACGGGCGCCGATGGCGGCATGGCTCAGGTAATCGGCGGAATTATGATGGCAATCAGTCCGGCGGCTTATACTGCTGGAAGATCTAGCATCAAGGGCCGAGAAGCTATCGGAGCGGCTCAGGTTCAAGCGGCGCGTGAGCTTGCAAAAAAGCAAGACCCCAAGGGTTGATCGATGCGGCGCTCCTTGGGGCAGATCAGGCGGCTAGAATGGCGGAAGGTGCGGGCGTGCTTGAGCTTGGGTTGGGCGTTGTTAATGGTGTCGGTAAGCTTGACGGCTCTGTTGCTCATAGAATTAACAAAAGCGTTTCTCTGTTTGCCGCTGGATCTTTGGATACTTCTGCGAGCTGGCAAGCAATGACCGGCTTAAAGGTGAAATGGTGATGGGTAAGGTGGGCCAATATTTTACCGCGGGCGAGTTTGCTTGCCCTTGCTGTAAAGAAACAAACCCGAGCCAAATCCTTGTCAGCATATTAGATGAAACGCGGCGGACGCTCGGTGTTCCGCTTAGAATTTCAAGCGGGCTTCGTTGCCCTGTTAGGAATAAAGCGGTCGGCGGTGCTTCGCTTTCGTGGCACTTGCCGCGCGATGGCGTTGGCTATGCGGCCGATGTTACCTATTCAGATCATACCCGGCGCCACGGTGAGCACATTTTGCGGCTTTATATTGAACTTGAAAACGTGGCGAGGCGCCGGGGCATAAATTACGGGCTCGGTCTTTATTCTTCGTGGTGCCACATAGATACCCGCGGGGAATGCGGTGGAGGGATGGCCAGATGGTCGAAATACAATTGGCCGCGTTAAGTTTCGCGTTTTACTTTATTTGTGACGGGTATTTGTGCGCGGTGGTTTGAAGAACCCCCGCCCTAAGTTTTTAAAGTTTGAATCTGTTTGAGGGATTCGTAACACTTCACGTCCTTGCGGGCGGGGGGTTGTTGATTAACAGCTTAAGCGGGCAAGAGCAAACGCCGGAAGAACCCCGGCGGCTTTGGTTGCGGCATGGCTTTAAGTTCTGCTTCAAGAATTTCCTCGGCTTCGCTCACCCGGCGGTAAACAGCGCGCAAAGAGTGGACCGCTTCTTCGTAAATACCCGAAACCGCTTTCAGCTTATCGCAATCGTTCGTCCAACTTTTACCTTGAAGTTGCCCGCCACAATCCGCGAAACCCATGGCGGTATTTCTCATTTCTTCCATCAAGCGTTTCAGGTTTTCAAGATTCACTTGTTCCGGTGTTTTTTCACGCTTCGCCATTATTCCGCCCCTAATATAATGTTGGCCAACCCTTGGCGGTCTTCTTCTGTTATTTCTTGAACTGCTTCGCGCTCACCAACGGCCGCACGCTCTAAGGCATAGGAACGTTGTACGCCAAAGTGCGCCAAAGTTATCAAAACGGCGGCAACAAAAAACAAGCCGCGAAACCACCAAAAATCATCGGTTTCATTTTTGGACGCAACGGGGCGCCGGTCTGAAATATCTCTCATTAAATTTCCTTTGTTTTGCGCCGTGGCGCTTATTTATCTTTGGACCAGTTCTTTCGCGAATCTGGCCGCCCCTGCTCGTAAGCTTTCCGGGGCAATGGGTTGATACAACGCTTGCAAAGCCAATACGGCTTTCCGCCCGCGGTTGTAAGA